CCACAGTCCCTTTGCCATGGTGGCCAGGATAACCGTGGCTCAGTGGTTGGCTTGCGCTCGACCTGGTAAAGGGTGTAGTGACGCCCATGTAAATGAATGTCACTCCACACGCGCTCGATCAGACTCTCCAACCAACTATGGAAGGTCCGTCATGGGGCCAACCAAGGAGGTATTGGATTGTCTGGGAAAGCGAACGCGTTGACAGTTGAAGCACTGTCAACGAGGCTCTCAGATCAACCATTAAGTGGGAAGAGTTCTTAAGAACTCTCACCACTCTTGCTTGATTTTAAGAGCGTGTGACAAGACCACCCATCGGTTAAGCTCTGTTCGAGCTGGGTGTAAACATGAACCGTTTCCATCATCTACATCCCTTCCAGCGGAAAGGAGGAGATGCCATGACAATTCATTTGAATTGTGTATTGGACAGGAAACCTCATGTCCAACGCCGCCTCAAGAGCATCCCTTTACCTCCATCCATAAAACAAGATTGCTATGCAACCTTTGTTAAATGGGTTGAGTGTTCGGGACCCGAATGGGCTGTTACTCGGTTCAAGGAGTTTAGAGATTGTTTATTACAATCCTACTCCGCCGGTCATTTGACCGCAAAACCCGAGTGGTTTGCTTCAACTCGTTGTGGTAATCTACGAGGTCTGTTTGGACGTCTGTATCGGATCGGAATGACTAATGAGAGAAATCTCAAAGCCGTTCTATTCCTTTTGCAGATGTACACAACAGTAACCTATCGTAGACCAACACATGAGGGCATGAGAAAAGCCCTTAAGAGCATACGTTCGCATCCTGCGAAAATGCTCCAAATTAGGAATCGTATTTATCCAGCTTTGAAATCCTTAAGGATTTTGAAGCAACTGAAGATTTCAAAACCAATTCCCCTTCTTCAGGTTTTACCTGGAAGGAAGATGTCGGCTGCGAAACTTCCTTGGGATATCTACTATTCCTTTAAGGGCTACTTTGCTAAGGAGTTTCGACCCCTTATGCAAGAGGCAGTTGGTTTCTCTGTAGACATAGATTATGATCCTCTGTATGATCCTATATTGGATCTAAACGAGGTTCATGATCTCTTGTATTCCGTGAAGTATGTTGACCATCTACCTGGAGACAGGTTAGTTGGTTATGTACATATCACGGAAAACCCAGGGTTGAAAGAACGGTATTTTGCCGCTCCCAACCTTGTGTTTCAGAGAGCTTTAGACCCACTTAAGTGGGCTTTAGCAGATGTTTGTAAGAAATTGCCATGGGATTGTACCCATGATCAGCGCAAAGCTGATGCTGCAGTTTCTCAACATCTAACCAACGGTTTCACAGTGTTTTCCTTTGACCTAACTTCTGCTACAGACCACTTTCCGTGGCACTGGCAGAAACATGTCCTGTATGGGTTGATTAAACCCAATTTCCAGGGCATGAGGTCTAGGAACTTCTTCTGTGAAATCATTGAGAAAGGACACTGGGCCATGGAAACAGGCAGTCAGACGATTGCCAATATCCAATGGACTAAGGGACAACCCTTGGGCCTAGGACCCAGTTTCTTTCTCTTTGCCATTTCTCATGGTCTTCTCCTCTATATCCTTAATGATATGAGATGGGACAAGAAATTCTATGTCCTTGGTGATGATGTCATCATCTTGGATAAGGTTCTTGCCCAAAGATACCAAGGAGTTCTTGACAAATGGGAAATTCCCATTTCAGTTAAGAAATCCTTTGCTTCCAACAAGGTTGCCCAGTTTGCTGGGAAAACCTTCTTGAAGGATCTTTCCTTCTGGATTCCAAAGTGGAACCCTTTTGAGAAAGACAACCTTCTTGATATGGAAGCTTGGTGGTATCCCGGTCTCACTAAGGGAATGAAAGACTATCCTTTGATTCAGAGAGTGCTCGCACTTCCTGAACCTTATGGAATTGGGAGAAATCCCAAAGGTCTTTCAATTGAGGAGAGACTGCCAGTCGAGCTTATGCAAGCGATTGTCTCTAGGGACATGGA